CCACCGCCACTGCCCCCTCTGCCACCACCATTCCCACCGCCGCCATCTCCATCGCCACCTCCACCATCACTGCCACCATCACCACCACCATCACCATTTGCTCCATGTACCGAAGTATGGGATCGTACTGTGGTAGATGATTGTAGTGATTATAGTGCAGAATGTTATTTATATGTAGTGCGTGAATTTGGGAGATATGACGATACTGCAGTGTATATTATATGTGATTTCCCTATCGGGAATGGAACATGTATTGAAAACGGAAGATCCCCACACTGTAATACAAGTAATTTTAACCCTCCTTCGCCCCCATATGCGCCTCCGATGAACCCACCACTTCCGCCCACTTCACCGTCGGTTGCGTTTGTGTATTTAACATCGGATGCATACCCTGGTGATACGGTAATTGGAGTAACTGATTCCAATAAATGGTCCCCGGGTGATACAATTGAAATTGGTATAAATAGTGAAAACGCCGAGAGAAATTTACTAAAAGAACTTCGACCTTTTACATTGGAACATCCAATTAATTACTTTCACCCCACTGGAACACCTGTTGTCCATCTATTTTCAATGTCGCAATTATCTGCGTTTTATATATTTACACCAATTGGTGCACTTTTACTTGGAATCGTATTTGCCTTTATCGTATTTGCAATCAATTATAAAAAGGGAGAGCGAGAACGTAAAATATTGCGAGATGCCCGTCGTGGTCATATGATTGACACGGAAATCGTTGCAATAAATGTAGAACATACCGGTCCGGTAAAAAAAGAACTTAAACGAAATCTTGGGTATGGTAAATCTAGGTTTAATAAACCATCTAGATTTGCAAAACGTGGTCACCGTTTACCGTGAATATGCATTTATAAATGGATTGTTATTGGTATTGTTATTGGAAAACCCTCTTTTTTGAAGGGCACGATCACAGATCTGCTCGTTGCCATCTGGACCGTTTTGGCATGCAGAAACGCCGGCGGCGCGATTAAAAACAGTTTCGCAGTTAACACGCTGTCCATTGACGGTCGTATTTTTTGAACCTTTCGGTGCCATGCGACACGCTTGTAGGGATTTAAAATCAGTCATTCTTTATATATACAATACAAATTATTAAGCTGGAATTCTTCTCATCGAACCAGCCAGACCGGGTCGTTCCGCAATACTTAGATTCATCGCTGAAAAAGGGCTGCCGTTACCACTGACTGCCATCCTGGAACCCGGACCATATCTCATACCAACTGCATTTGTCTGTCTAATTTGTGCAATGCTTTGCATAACTGCTTGCGTGTTTGTTTGATTTAAATTATTAAACGCGCGCGATGTTCTATGATAAATTGGGTCATCATCTGGTATAACTATATTGCCAGTTATAGGATCGTGCGTAGCAGTTACTGCAAATTTATGCAACTTTATGTGTCTGTTAAAATTGAGTTGGTTATTGTTACGACCAATTGCCTCGTACATACTATATGTAAATAGAACACCACCGAGTACACCAAATAGTATATACGAATCTTCAATATCATAGCTATTATACGAAAAGAATCCAACAATTAATAAACCAACCGAAAAACCAACAAGTGCGGGTAGAACATCAAAATTTTTAGAATTTGCCCGAAGTCCATATCTCCAATTTTGACCGTTACCTACAGGTAGATTCAACTGTTGTATATTTAGAGGAACCTTACCTGTCTGAAAACGATCAGTCATATTTACTTATTGGTAAATATTTTAAATTTTATACAAAGTATATAAAGCGACGAAATATGGCGACATCTACGTCAATATATCTTCCTACTGAGATGACAGTTGGGAGTGTAATATTTTTAATACTATATGTGGTTTTTATGACGGATTATGTAATTAAATCGAATGATTATTCGATATCAGAAGGAAATTTACTTCATCAGGATGATGGATACAATTTAAAGTTACCATCACCCCTTGGATTACCACAGACGTGGTCAATTGAATTTAGCTTTTCAAGTACCAACCAAGTACAGTTGTTTGGTATTGCATCGGATGATACTTTACAACCAAATCAGCACCGAGAATCGTTAAATTACATTACATTGGAACGACATAATACAGGTGAAGTCGAGTTGAATATAATGCAAGATGGAAAGCACAAGTATCCTATCGGTATCGGTGATGTGACTGGCACTGTAAAATTTGTGTTCATGCCTGGAAAAATAATATACTGGAAGAATGGTACAGTGATGGAAGAATATGATTTTACAAATAACGCCCCGTTTTCTGAGTATCAGTTTATTCGAACGTATAAAATCAACGATGTAAAAATAATCACTGGTGACGGTGATGTATTATTCCACGCACGAAAAAATCTAATTTCTAGACTCTTTTCCTGAGAACATGTCTGACATGGATGCAATTGCGAAAATGATTTATGACAAGTTGGATTTTGAAACACCAACATGTATCAGTTAATATAATACGCGAATAAATTATTATACAAACGCATCTAATTTATATGTCACAAATCCAGTAAATGTACACAATAATGCACCATATGTCAAATCAAATAAAATCGCGGTATTACGCCAGTCTTTTCGTACTGCTGCTTCTGTAAAGTTCCATGTGCTGTAAGCAACTAATCCTACATACAAACCAAATAGAGCAGCATCCTTTCCATTTGATACATGTCCACAGCTGATTAATGTTGCAATACTTACCCATGCTAGAATTGCAAATATTATATTTGTATCATCAAACTTGGGGTAAAATTCCATATACGTTGCAAATGGTAGCCACAATGCATCCATGAGTACCATAACAATAAATCCCAAACTTGCTTTTAATACATTTGGCAATCCGACTGATATCATTTATTTTTAGTTTTTATAAAATAATTGTAAGATCTGGGGACATGATGGATATTAAGAATATGTATACACTGGAACTATATGCGTATGTGTTTGATACATATGGTAGTCATCATTCACTTGCTACGCTTGGTATTAGTGACACTGATACGCATTCCATTATAACAGAAACACAGCTACATGATGTATATAAGGAATGGTGTACTCGTCACAAATATAAATGGCATGCATCAAAGGTAGCTGTTTATGATTTTTTAGCCAACTTATTTGCGACGACAATGGTTGCATTTTTTGGAAATGACGAAACCATGTTTACTCGAACACGAGAACACCCGTCTCGGATTCGATTTAATCACAAAAATATAATTGCGCTGCGTGGAGCAATTTATTCGTCTCGGTTATCAATGGTAGATAAGATTACTGAATTAAAAACCGCAGTGGCACGTGGAGAAACAGTTTCGACGCTTGAAAAATATACATCCATCGCAGAACACCCAGTCCTTCGTTTGTTATGTAACCGCGCACGCATAATGAAACAAAAGAAAAACAGAAATGAATATTTAAAAACTTATTCATTGTTATCCAATCCAGATGATAATCTTAAAATAACGGACTTTATGAACTTTATGGAAAAACAAAAGCGAACAGATATGTGGAAAAAGGCATTCGCATCGTTAAACCCACCTGATGTGATTGAAATACACCGTGAGTTTACAAATATGACACAAACGTTACATTTAGTTGATGTTACGCTATCAATTGATAGTAGACAAATTAGAGTAGAACACTTGCCTGCAACTATTCTTCCGTGTACAAAACGCCCTAGAAGTTAAGGATATGTTTTCGGAGTATGTTATTAATCAAATTCATGAAAGTTCAAAACTTGCATCAGTTACACAAATTCAGTTGGATGGGATGTATGCTTCATGGAAAGCACTTGGTAACGTTCCAAATAGCATGACACCAATTGGTGAAATTACTTATGAAACTGGTGTACGTACATGGAAACGTGTGCAAGTTGTAAAAAATAGAAAAACGTTTCATGGTAGGGATTTGCGAAATTTACATCGTGCACTTGTTGGAAATAAATTAATGGAACATTATGCATACGCTGTTTTATCTGATTTTGTGCAATATGTTGATGACTTTGATAACATTGTGTCTACACTCTCCGTATAGGGCCGTTTGTATTTTGTACACGTCTTGGTATGTCTGGGTGTTGCGAAAACTGTGACTTGAATGCAGAAAATTTATTATTAAAGTTACTAAATTTTTGTGCAAGATTATATGACATTGCAGCCATTTCTTGTTGTCTTCGTGCTTCTACTTCAATCGATTGTTGCTGTCTAAGTGCTTTCGTATCGGCAGTTACTTCTGGAATCACGCGATCATATGTTTCAATATCAACGACTTGACTCGGTGATGCAATGGATATGGGTGATCGACTAAATATGGTAGGTGCTTCTGTTATGCCCGCTTGTATCATGGTATCTGTGAGTTGTTCTGGTCCATTTTGTTGTAGTTCTGGTATACCTGTAAATGCAACTCTGTGATCGGATCGTGGAGCATCCGAATTTCTTAATGCTGAAGGCGCTCGTGCCGGTGATCCCCTCAACTCTCTGTCATTTGTAAGCGTATTTAGATATTTCTTACCTTTAATTGTACCAACGGCCGCACTTGTTCCATATAAAAAGTGTTTTAGAAAGTAAGCCCCTGGGATGTATACAACTGATGCAATCATTGCCGATATATATTTTTGTTTGTGTATAAGAACAATTTGGAGTATAATAAATCCAATTATAGTGGAAACTTCAATCCAACGTATTCCAGCGTATGTCATTTCTATTAATGATATATTTTCAACATTCGCCGATTTGGACATTTTCATTCACCATAATTTTTGTCCCTCTATTTCTCATTAATTTATCGAGTACAATATACCCAACTGACGGGCTAGTATTTGGATTAACACGTTCAACCGTGAATGTTTGTGAATTAATACAGACCTTATCTCCCCGTTTCACTCTACTTATATCGGATTTATTAACACCAACAAAGTTATCATCATAACCATTCTCCTGGTGAAATGGATGGAATGCAGCAACCTTCATATACTTTGTATTGGTTGATTCCATCATCTGCGTCGGTGGTAACCATGGATTTCCTGGGCAATCTCCCATTGTAAAATCGGCAGAATTTGAATTACGTGGCCAATATGGACTGACGTTAACACGTGATAATGGTTCTTGGTTTGACACTGCCATTACCTTGTATGACTTGTTGTTTACACAAATGTGCTTACCACGCGATAGATAATGCGCATGCCCAGATTTAATATCTGCATAATTTTGTGCCAAGTTCATAAGTGTCATGCTAATTGGCACCTGCTCGGTTTGGATGCCATCTGGATCGGTAATATGAGTGATTGGCTCACCGACGTCTGGTGTGTTCGATGATAAATCACCTCCCATTCCAGTGATTGTATCTTGTTCACCGAGTCCATTTGCATCTGGGTCATGTGGTGAATTTGACATTTTTGCAATTGGTTCTTGTGGTAGATCGTTGTCATTGCCGATTTCGAAGTCTGGTATGGGCATAGAACTTGCTGCAGGTGATATAATATCGTCACGGTACTTGTAAATAACTACACATAATAGAATAACAAGAACTACAATAATTACCGAAATTATTTTACGCTTGTGCGTTGACCAAAAAGTTGGTTTTGGTGTTGTCGCCATTACTTTGTTTATAAAAGAATAAAAAATATAAAATTAGTTATTCGTCAAATTCCATGAGAAGGGAGAGGGACGCGTGATTAAAGTGGTATGGACTTCCATCTGGATTTGTGAATTCGAGTTTAAATTGCTGCAACGCATTGTTAAATTTTACCATGCCCGGTGGAGCCGATCCACTGTTTCTATCACTTGGGATCAGTGTAACAATCGATTTTCCATTCTGGTTATACATTTCAGTGGATGCGGATGTCATTGATCCTTCGATAAACGAGACGTCGACGGATCGTGGTTCTAAATTTACTGCACATTGCGATACAACAACACCATGCTGTCCTGTAGATACGCCATTGGAAAATCCTAGGCGTGATGCACCAATACTGTCCCGAAAGAATTGATTCTTGCCTGGATCAAATAGAGCAACACTAATTGGAGCAACCTGACTGTCAATTGTAATGTATGAACCAATGCCAAGTGTCCAACTCATTGATGGGACACTGATATGAAGGGAAGATGCATCTGGGTTTTCTTTTTCATCAGCAACAACAACTCCCATGATCTTATTTTTGGCACGAAATGTAAATCCTTCGCGCTTTGTACCAATAGCGCCATCCGGTGCTGGCATTACGGTAGTGAGTGTGACAACATCACCTTCATTCATACCGTGGCATTCTGGTGCTCCTGACATTCGATTAACTGTATTAAGACGTAGTACGTCACCATTGTAACCTCTGATCTTACCGTCCACTGCAAGACGAGTTTGACGTCCAATCCGGATTTGATGGGTACCTGGGATCTCATCCACGTCATATACATTGCAGTTGGGTTTCATGAGTGGCGCACCGAGATCATTTTCGCTCATGTAACTAATACGACCAATGTGATCAACTGGTTCAAAACCAAGAATGGATGGATCAATACTTTCGTCGTCTCCAAACAATAGATCAAATGGCTCGGCGGCAGCAAATACAAACTTGCCCCGGTGACTAGATCCTTCGGTTAAAGTAAACCGAACACAATATGGATTCTTACGCTTCTTTGCAGTTATGTTCATCATATGTTGAATGCAGTGTGCTAGTTTTTCCGGAGTACCATAGTTACCAGATGGTAGTGTAATATTCCATGTGTAACCAGATACTCCTCGGAAAATGATGGATGACTCGCGATCAATGTACCATCTGTTCATTTTTGCAGCAATCATTTTGGATAAATCAAGCTCACCGTAACAATACATCCCAGATGGAATCGTGATTTCTTCCCATCCTGCATATACGCCATCATATCCAATGAGTGATTTTGCAAGAGAATCTCCCGATACGGATTCGATGACATGTGTATTAGAGCATGTACCCGGGTACATACGCGTACGAGCCGCTGGATCATCATGGTTAAAGATGATGGCACTATTCATTGCATTTGTAATAACTTGACATAGCATTGAGATGGTTGGGAATTCTGGTGTTACCATCCATCCATGATCGCCTTTACCAAACATCTTAAGTTCAGTACGAATTGCAGTGTACTTGATTTTTACACTATACTCATCATTGTATTCAAAGAGTGCCGGATCAACTTGAATGGCACCATTGGAACCATGGATTAGTATAAATGGCGGCGTACCATGTGGAAAGATGCTTTTGTAAGACGAGATGACATTTCTAACCTCCTTACCAAAGCACCCAGGTGCAAAGAATCCATGTGGCTCTTCGGTAACAAGGACAATTGTCCCGTCCGATGTAGCAGTTGATATTTCAATAATCTTATTTGTAGTTAATGGCACCATTGCAAGCATTTCAACCCGATCACCTGTTTCCTTTTCTGTCAGCAGTACGGATACGGACCGGGATTCTGGCGTAATGCGAATGGACTCCATGTAATGCAACTTGTTCCATGACGATTCAATGGTGCGCTGACTATATGGGAAATCAATGGATTTAAGAAGTCCCGCGCGATTATGTTTGGAGAGTACACTTGGTACCTGAAACTCAATCTCACCTGGTTTGGTTGAAATTCCAGAAAACGCAATAGATGGCATATCTGTTTTTTATGTCTCTTATACTTTAAAATACAAAATAAGTTTCACTGCATAATACATATGTATCATCCGTTAACCGATACGAAATTGGAAGAAATGATGTTTGATATGGAATTAAAATTTGCTAGAGGGGAACTATCAATAGAGGCATTTGCTAAACTTAGATTATATCTTGTGAGTATATTGGAAAAAAATAACGATTAAACTGCACCAACAAACGGCCAGATTAGCCATCGTAATCTTAACTGTAAGCGTAACATTGTTTGCCACCATCTATATTTATAAATCCATTTTTGTAGTGATGTCTGTGCGTGTCTTTTTTTGTACAACCATGAAAATTCACCAAAGAGTGTAGTATCTGCCTCCGAATGTACATCTTCTAATAACAATAGTGTTGTACTTACCGCAGTAACCGTGAGTGTTGTTAGCATGATATATAATTATATGGTTACTAAAAGTTAAATGTGATCATTCTGAATTTTTAATTTTAATAGTATGTGTTTTTGATAAACTTGAAAATACAATATATAGTAGTCCAACCGATACGAATGCAATGGCCGCGGATTGATACTGCTCGAATCCCGCTAATAATAAAACCAATACGATTGATCCAATTATAAATATATTACGAATTAACGGACGAACGGGAGCATTATACCTTTCACCAAATGACGAATTAAATTTATAGATTTGATATTCCTTTTCTAGATTCCCAGTCGGGTTATGCCCATCCATGGCACTTTACAATAAAGTCCATAAAATAACTAAACATCGAGGTTTTCTACGGAAACAATTGGAGCATTGTTTTCTGCCTCGGGTGGTGTATCGACGGTTGGATATATCGTTGGCACTGGTGGATGTGCTGCCTTTGTAAATGCAATATATGCCACCTTGCATGCTGCAACCATGGCAATTATAACAAGCACGGCAATGACTGAACCAATGCTAATAAATGTTACTTGTGTTTTATTGAGACCAACTTCTGGCGATGGTGGTGAGAATGGTGGATGCATCGGTGGGCGAGTTGGCGGATGCATTGGCGGATGGGATGGTGGTGGTGACGGTGGAGGAGATGGAGGTGGAGGAGATGGTGGTGGAGGCGATGGAGGTGGCGGTGACGGTGGTGGAGGAGATGGCGGTGGAGGCGATGGCGGTG